CCTCGCTCTTAGCGAATAGATCCGCCGTAGGTGGAAACTTTCCCTCTAATAGTGTCACGGTAAGGCTATCGCCTAGTGCGCTCACGGTTAGAGCGTTAGCGATACGGGTAAGCCCGATACGGTGAGCCTTATGCGCCTTAGCTAATGCAATTACGCGCTTGATGTCCTCTAGTGAGATAAGAGCCTTATCTAAGCTACCGTCTAACGCTCTCGCCCCTCCCTCAATTAGTCGGTATCTATCGGTAGCGCGTGCAACTAATAGCCCGCCCCCGCCCTCTATCTCTACCGCGTTAAGCGTAGGGAGTGACTTATCGCGCCCCGCGTGCGTGCTCACGCCCTCCAATAGCTCTAACAATTGATCGCCCGCAAGCTCTAAATTGTTAAGGCTCTCGCCCGCCGTGATGATCTTGTTATCCATTACTTTATTCATTACTTAACCCTTATTCTCTTAGTTATCCGATTTAGGTAATCGGCTACCGCCCACGGGTAAGCCCGTGAGCGATAGTCACTCACCTAGTGAAACTCTTTACCTAAGCACTTAGACATAGAGCCTATGCAATAGCCGTCCTCCGTCCACCATACGTTGCCCGCGATCCATAGAATTACACCGACAAGAGCTAACCAAAAGGCTACGCGTACCGCTAGGCGTAGGCGGTAATAGTTGCGGGATCTCATTAGTTCACCGCCTCTACCGTGTAGCCCTCGTACTTTAGGGCGTGGCTCATAGAGTAAGAGTGTGTTTTATGAAAGTACACGACTACCGCGAGCTCACTCTCTACGCGCTTAACCTCTACGCCGTCCCGCTTAATTGTGTAAAGCATTACGCCACCGCCTTAGCGTTACGGAAAACAAGATCGAAAGTCTCGTTTAGTAGATCCTCATTTAATGGCTTAAGTAACCACGCGCTACCCGCCTTGTATCCCGTAACCGCGCAAGGCTCTACTACGTCCCATTTAATCGCCTTGTTTTGGTGTACGCAATGCGAATTTAAGTCGTTTAGGTGTAGCTCTTGCCATAGTTCATAAAGGCGCTTGATACCCGCAAGGGTAAAGCCCTTAGCGGGTTCGGTAATCTCTAGTAGATAGCCGTAATTCTGCCCGCCTGATAACCAACCGCGATCGTGCACAATAGAGCCGTACTTACTAATTAGCGTGCCTGTAAAACTCATAGTGCGATAACCCGCAACACTCTCGTGTTCGATAGTCTGCGCCTCTCTAGCGTGATCCTTTAGCTCAATAGTTAAATAAAACTTTTCGCCGTTAATTGTGCGACCTATTAAAGTGTCTTTAATCTTAGTCATTTATTTACTCTTATCTATAGAGCTTGTTAGGTAAGTGAGTAGCTCTACAGGTATAAACATACACGACTATACCGTTATGTACAACTCTTAACGGTCATACTTTACAGGTGACTAGTCAGGTAACAAGGTAAACAGATAGGGCTTGAGTGTCTAGTACTTAGCGGGGTAATGGGTAGCCGATTAGGTAGGCAGATCGCTAGAGCTTAGGCGATTAGGTCACGGGCTAGAGCTATCGGTTAGCGGTTAGGGCTAGAGCTTGCAAGGTTAGGCGGTTACTTAATTAGATAGAGCTTAAGGGTTAGGGGTAGCCGTAGGGTTAGTCGGTTATTAAATCGGGGAATAGGGAGTATTAAATAAGTGCCGATCTAGTAGCAAGCCCTCCGTCTATTCCTACAGTTATCCACAGGTCTGACCAGTTATCCACAGGGTGCGGGCTGGCAGAAGCCCTGCCCAGCGCAGGACGGGCACCCCCCATTGCTTAATTTGACGCGGGGGAGGTATATATACCCCAACAAAAAATATTTGCTAAAGTTAAAGCTCGATCTGGCCTCTGACCTGCGGTTTTATATACTGTGATGAAGGTCACATTATAAAAACGGGAAATGCGTTAAATTTCCTGCCTTATATATAGTAAGGGGCTTTAGTAGGAAAGACCCTGAGTTGCTACGGTATGGCCTCTAGCGAGGCCCCTAGGCCGAGCACTAACTTACCCCTCAGTTCGCTGTGGCTCCTTCGGGCGCTAAGCCCGAACTGCCCAGTACTTTTAGTGGGGTGAGGTCTATCTACTGGTAGATGAAACCTTCCTCGCCTAGTATAAAGATGATCCGATTACGGCCCGTCCCCAATAAATTTTAGGAGATCACGTGGCTGACAATAGTGCCGATATTGCCAAGAGAATTATCCTTGGCTGTGTAGCAGAGGGTATGACCATTGAGGCCGCTTGCGCCTCTGCTGGTAAATCCATTAAGACATACGAGTACTATCGACGTACCGATAAGGTCTTTACCGACAAGGTTGACCGAACACGCCTTGGTCTTAAAGACAAGAGCTTTATTGATTCCGATGTCCACGACATCACCTTTGCCGAGTTCCGCCAGAAGTTCCTGCACTCTCAGACTTTCCCACACCAGCAAAACCTGGTAGATATGATCGAAGGCCGCGAGCCTTCTTGGTTACACCCCAGTATGAAGTATGAGCCAGGATTGGCTAGTAATAGAATCCTGATTAACATTCCGCCAAACCACGCCAAGTCGATTACGATTACAGTTGACTACGTGACCTGGCAGGTAGTACGCAATCCCAACTTTAGAGTTCTGATTGTTTCCCAGACGCAGCAGTTAGCTGCCGACTTTCTCTACGCCATCAAGCAACGCCTGACACATCCGATGTATGAATCACTCCAGCAGGCTTACGCAGCTGGCGTAGGGTTTAATTCCAAGAGCGCCTCGTGGCAAGCCACCCGTGTGACCTTTGGTTCAGAACTTCGTGAGTCTAGTGAAAAAGATCCAAACATCGAAGCCATTGGTATCGGCGGTCAGATCTACGGTAAGCGTGCCGATATGATTATCGTCGATGACGCGGTGACATTAAAGAACGCCAACGAGTTTGAGAAGCAAATCCGCTGGTTAACCCAGGACGTACGATCTCGTCTTAACCCTACAGGTAAACTTGTAGTCATTGGTACCAGAGTTTCTGCTATGGATCTATACCGCGAGCTTCGTAACGAAGACCGCTACCCTGGTGGACTGGTCCCGTGGAAGTACTTGGCAATGCCAGCGCTTTTGACTACGCACGAAGATCCTGACAAGTGGGAGACCCTCTGGCCTGCTAGCGATGCTCCATTTGATGGTCAGATGGAATCTGACAAGAACGAAGACGACCTTTACCCTAGATGGAATGGTCGCAACCTTTACAACGAACGCCAAGCTATGGATGCAAGTACCTGGGCTTTGGTATATCAGCAACAAGATATCTCAGATGATGCCATCTTTGATCCAGTATGTGTGCGAGGTTCTATAGATGGTATGCGTAAAGCAGGTCGCTTGGTTCCTGGTCACCCAGGCCATCCGCGTGACCTTAGTGGCTTTTCAATTATTTGTGGTCTTGATCCCGCTATGGTTGGTGATACAGCCGTCGTTTGTTACGCTATTGATCGGGTTAGTCATAAACGCTATATCGTTGATGCTATTAAGATTACTCGTCCTACGCCTGCTGCAATCCGTCAGATAATCTTTGACTGGACTGCGCTATACCAGCCCACCGAGTGGATTGTAGAAAAGAATGCTTTCCAATCATTCCTTACGCAAGATGAGGGAATCCGTCAGAACCTGGCCTCCAGAGGAGTGCTACTGCGGGAACACCATACTGGATCCAACAAGTGGGACTCAGGCTTCGGTGTTGCATCAATGTCAACTTTGTTTGGGACCAAGCAGTTCGACGGTAAGCACCACAGGGACAACCTTATTCATTTACCTTCTGACCAAACTGAAAACATTAAGGCGCTCATCGAGCAACTAATTACCTGGTCGCCTACTACTAAGGGTAAGACAGATATGGTGATGGCGTTATGGTTCTGTGAGATCAGAGCACGCGAGATGCTTAACCAAGGTATGCACAAGACGCACCATATGAAAAATCCATTCCTGTCTCGTAGTGAGATAGGCAAGCGAACGGTTATCAACATAGATGAACTGCTCGCCGAAAAAGATCGCACGTTCATCTAACAAGGAGATAATACAATGGCATCATCACGTTCAAAACTTAGCGCTATGGAACGTAAGTTGTTTCTAACACAAAATACAACTGGCAAGTCACAACGCATTGCTTCTGCACTAGCAAAGCCTGCTCGTCTAACGCCAAGAGAACAAGAAGCAGCAGGAAACGTAATTAACCCACGCCGTGTACTAGACCAGTCACGCGCCCTTGCTCGCGCAAAGGGTTCAGTTGCTCGTGCAGAAAAGAAAGCAACCGCTGCTAAAATGCTTAAGGCTACTACAGGTGGAACTGCAGCAAGTAAGAAAAATGAAAAAATGAAACAAATGCCAAAGGCAAAAATTACTGGTACTGCTTCTAGTAAGCCACGCGTTTCTGGGTCGATGATTAGTTCTCAGCCAAGAACTGTTGCTAAGTCTAAGACAAAGGCAACGTCTTTAACTAAAAAGGCAAACAAAAAGTAATGGCAAATATGAAGAAGCCTGCAATGACTAAGCCAGCAACAAAGCGTCCAGGTGCTAAGCCAGCACCATTGGGTACACCACCTGCACGACCAAAGCGTGGGACACCAGTACCACTAGGTACACCACCAGCAAAGCCAACAGGTCGTATCACTCCAATGCCTAGAACTACAAAGAAGGCTCCTGCAACAACACCTAAGAAGCAGCAGAAGATGACTCCTCAAGATGCAGCAATGAAGAAGATCCTTGAGAAAAAGTACGGCAAGATTTATGGATAAGAAGCAAAAGGCAAAGTTTCAAGAAGAGTGGAAGAAGCCTGGCAATGTCAAAAAGGGCGAAATCATTAGTCCTGGTTCTGTTGTACGTGGAGTCGCT